TGATCGGGTTGGTCTGCGGAGCAAGATTGACCGTGCCGATCCAGATGTAGCCATTGTCCAGCGGCTGGCCCGCCGTATCGGTGAAGATTGGGTAGGCGGGTTGGATTGATAGTGCGGTCATTTATTCAAGTTCCTTACGGGTTCACAATAGGCAATGCGTTGAGTGCATCATTGATTTTTGCCTTGGTCTGCCCGGCTTTTTTCATCTTGATGATCTGCACTAGGCCTGTTGCTATTGGTGCCGGCACGCCGGTAAGCATTCCAGCAAGAGCCGATTCGCCCATTGCCGCCAGGATGGTGCCCGCAGTGCCGGATGAGTTGACAAGCGTTCCAGGCGGAACCGTGTTGACATAGCGTACCACATCGTTTAGGTCTCGGACAACCTGGGCTTGCTTTTTGCCAAGCACAATGTCCAGCCTGCCATTTGCGTCAAGCGTCCTGACGGCCTGGTGCAACTTTGCCGGCGACACAATGGGCATGTCATTGGAGCCCATGCCCATGTTCTTGGTGGCCTCGTCCTTCAAGTATTTGATGGCTGCGCCTTGAAGCTCGCTCCACGCCTGGGCACCGTTGGCCCTGATCTCTGCGGCATTCGGGGCGTTACGCCCGCCAGTCAAGAGCGTACGCTTTAGCCTAGTAATGTCTGCCGGCGAGCCATTGATGATCGAGGTCTGAAAAATCCTATCAGTTGCCACCAGCGGATCGGCCATCCCGGCCCTGTTGAGCAAAAGTCGACCAATGATTGCACGATCTTCGTATTTCTCGGATTGATTTCGGCGAAGAGCGCGGGCCTTCTTAAACATGGGGCCAGATGCCGGGTCGGTGTGGGCGTCTACCATCTTTTTGATGATGGTTTCTTCCCGAATGCCAACTGCGTCATCGTATTTAGCAAGGCCGCTCATTTCTTTGCGGAAATCTTCCAGTGTGCCAACAGTTGCAGGGCGAGCCACAAGACCACCCTCCTCGTCCAATTGCGCAAGACCCATCTTTACAAGATAGGATTTTGCGGCGTCTGGCACGGCTGAAGACGGAATGCCCGACACCCTAGAGTTCAAGTATCCGATCAAAGAATTCTGAATTTGATTTTCACCAGTGCCAATGGTGACTGTTTCGGTAAGGTTTACCGGGTTTGCTGCCTCTGGGGCTTTTCTGGCTGCGTTGTACGCCGTGCGTACTTGTGTTTTTGACGCATCCAACCCTTCGTTCAGTGATTTGAGAACGGCATTGCCGGTTGCCGTTGGCCCCATTTCGGCGGCAACTGCGCCGGTAGCGTCAACCAGTGCGTCAAAGTTTTGCAGCGCCTGCAGGTTATTTTCTTCCGCCCGCTGGCGCAACGGAGCACCGGCCTCGGCTTTCATTTGCTCTTTTTCAAACGCCAGCTGTGTGGCCTCTCTGGCCGCTGCGCCCCTAGTCAGCGTGACCGGAACCGGCAGCCCTTCGGCGGTTGCAACGCGCTGGATTGCTGCCGGTGTTGCCGCCGCGCCAACGGATCCAGGCCGGAGTGGCGTTGATGGAGTGACTACTCCTCTGACTGCGCTAATGGCCTGCTGCACCGGCTGCACAACGCCCGTTCTTGCGGCCTGTACTGCGGCGGTGCCAGCCCTCTGAGCCGTTGCCTGCGCAATTGGTGCTGCTGCCTGCGTGGCTCGCTGCAGCATGGCCATTTGCGGGAGCATCCCGGTGAGCGGGATTGCTTCTTTCAGTACGTCACCAGTAGCCTGCACCATCTCCCGACCGGCCTGTGTCCTTGGAGCATATGTGAGCGCTTCGGCGCCTTTGGCGGCTGCCTGCTCAACCATATTTGCGGCCTCCGGCGTGCCGAAGTTGCCAGATAGAATTTGCTGCGCAAGACCAAGTGCCGTCCCTCCAATTGCGCCAACAGTGCCGCCGATTGCGCCAGTGCCAAGTGTTGTGGCGGTCTCTAGTGCGCCGAGCGCCTTTTCGGCCATGCCAGGCGCTTCAACAACCGTTGGGGCGGCAGGAGTTGCGGCCCTGCCCTCGTCAGACTTGGCCTGCTGATAGGCCTGCACAACGGTGTTGTAATCTGGCGTGCCTCGCTTGGAGACGTTGGAAACAATCCACGCGGCGTATTCGTCAGCGGTAGCCATTAGCTGCCCCCGCGAATGATTGCATCAGCCTGGCTCCTGATGCTGGTTGTTGGAGCGGCAGCCGGCTGTCCAGCGACTGGAATTTGCCCTCGATTTGCCGCTGCAACTTCTGCCGGCGTGCCTGTTGGGATTTGAGCCTGCGGGGTTTGATACCGCTTTGCAATTTCACTTGATACGCGAACGGTGAAGTCTGCGAATGTTTCGCCGGCCTTTGCCGAAAGATCGCCAGCAATGAACGCGCTTGGCGCCCTGCCGAGAGAGCCCTTGTTTTGTGACATCCAGTCAACTTTTGCACTTTGCACCGATGCGTCCAAGTCTTGCATTTTTGCCATGCCGCGCAAGAATGAAGATATGACCTTGGGGTCGGAAGTATCGGACGGGAACCCGGATAGCGCCATCTGAATATCTTTATCGGTTGCCGGCCCTGGCGGCAGACTCTGGATAGCCGCCGTGTTGCGCAAACGTGTAAATTCTTGGCGCAGTTCGCTGACTGCGCCTTGGCTGCCTGTGGATTTTTTAAGCCATTCGTTGAATGAGCCCAGGCTACCCCAAGACGTGCCAATATCGGTAATGCGATTGGACAGAGAATTGAGTTGCTCTGCCTGCTGCTTGGATGCGGAGGCAGCAACTGCGGCTTTGTTTATTTCAACTTTTGCGGCGTCTGGAATGGCAACCGCAAGATCGGCAATCCTGGCAAGTGTAAGATTAACATTTGCCTGCGTAGTTGCTTGATCTAGTTTAAGTTTTGCAACTCTGTCATTTATTTGAGACTGAAGATTTTTTACATTCCAATTTTCAGTGGTTATTTTTGACTGATTGAGCTGATCTGCAAACTTTGCATCTGATGCGGCTTTAATTGCATTTGATTGGTCAGTTGACAACTTAGACATTGCCGATGGCCTAGCAAATTCAGCGGCAACACCTGCAGTCAGCGCGTCTTTTTCTGCCTTTGCGGCGGCTGCTTCAGCTTCCCGTAGTTTTGCTGGCGCCTGGGCCTCCAGCCTGCCGGTAGACAATGTCTTGTCAACGTTCTCTAGAATTTCCTTACCGCCAGGCATCATAGCCATCATGATACCGATTGTATTTTGCGCGCCAGTTGGGTTTATGCCAATCAGCTTCAGGTATGTTTCTGTGGCCTTTGCCTTTGGCTCATTGCCGCTGTTTCTGTGCGCATCAATTTGATCCTGCAACAACTGTTTTGCAATCTCAGGTTGTCCCGCTTTGAGCGCTGAATATACTTCTCCGGCTTGTGACAATGTATTTTGATTCTGAACGGTTGTCATCTCCCCGGCAATTTTCAATACATTGTTGGCCTGCGCCTCTGGCAGCAAGAAAGATGCCTGAGTAAGTTGGCTGGCTGTTGCATTTTTGTCCGCAAGCAGTGCTTGGACTTTTGCTTGAGCATCCATTGCATTCTTGCGAGCCGTCTCTTTTGCTTGGGCCTCTGCTTGCTTGGCTTGCACCTCTGCACCAGCAGCACCAAGCTTGAACCCGCCCAGTGCCGCCTCGAATGGGCTCTGCACGTCTATTGCGTAATTCATCGGCGGTTGGAATGGATTGATGCTTGCCATTTTCTATCCTTTAGAACCCAAAACCTGGCTTTTTGCCAGCGCCGATTTGAGCGCCGACAAACTGGCCTGGCAAGTTGAACAGTTGCCCATAGGCCTTGGCCTCGCCAAGGATGCCGCCAGCCTCTGCGGAGCCCTGCTGGCCGAGCAAGTTGGCAATGTTGGTGCCAGTCTCCATGCCGGCCGCTCCAACGCCAGCGGCGGAGGCCTGGCCCAGGTTTGTCATGCCGCCGAGTCGTCCGTACTGCTGCTCAATCAGGTTGGACAGGAGTTGCGGCCTGAACTGACCTAGTGCGCCCTGCAGATTACCGCCGCGCAACCCGCCAGTGGCCGATGCTTGCTGTAGCAGTGCGTTTTCGCCCTGCGCAGCCAGGGCCTTGAACGTCTCGCCACCGGTGAGCCTGGCAATAGCGGCCTGCTCTGCTTCCGGCCCTCTGAGGCCTAGCAATGTCTGCTGCTGCTCCAGTGCCGGAATGCCCGCCTCGGTGTACGGCTGCAGGAGCTTGCGCATCTCGTCAAACTGGCGGCGTTGCTCCTCGATGCCCGCCTGGGATGCAGCGCCTTGAGCGGCGGCAGCGTCACCGGCTGCGCTAGCCTGCATCGAACTGCCGACCAGCTGGCTCCCCGCCACAATCATTCCGGTTACTGGATCAGGCATTGCCGAACTCCTTCATGTAATCTTCAAATTTCTCGCCGTACAGGTTCATGACAAGATGTGCGTTTTTGGTTGCGAAGCCCGAGCCATGCGATAGCGTAACAGCCATCAGGATCAGATCATAGTACCCGGCTCGCCAAATGAAAGATTTTGCATCTGCATGCCCGCTGCGCTCGGCGCTGTCTGATGCCTGCCACTTCAAGACCGAGACCGCAAGCATTGGCACCAGGTGGTGCGAGTTGGCGGCAAAGAATTGGTTCTGCGGCATGCCTACGAAAACATTCCAGATGGTAGCGTTTAAGTCTTTGCGCTTGACCGCATCGCCGTCTGCAATGTCATCGAAGACCTGAATGGCGTCATAGACCATCACCAGCCACTCGATGGCTGGCTCTGGCAAGAGAAAAACCTTGCGCAGGTTTTCTATGAGCCATTCAAGGTTGGTCACAACGTTCAATCTTCCATCTCAAATTCACGCTCTTCCCAGGCCTGGCAGACGCGCAGATCGTGGCAGATGAACTCGAACTTGTTGCAGTAGCCTCGGAACCCGGCCTCGGTGTCCCAGTCGTTGCGAGGGATGCGCTCCATTTTAGCCTGCGTCATGGTGCTGTTGTCGTAGTAGGAACAGTTTGAGCACCTGCGCCGCCGAGACTCCTTCTCGTCCACTTGCATCGCCTTGCCAACAGCGACCCAGAAGACCTTGTTGGCTGTTGGCTCGTTGCTTGGGCTCTCGGGGCCGAGCATCCAGTCCTCGATGACGGTATCGGTGTTCTTCTTGTTCTCGGCTGTGCTGATGAACTCCTCGCCCATCGGCAGGCCTGCGAAGCCCTGGGGGATGACCATAAATTCTTTCATGCTGCGTTCCTTTAGGTGATTTCGCGGCCTGATGCTCGGATGGTCAGCGATGTGGCTGCGCTGGCAATGGTAGAGATGAGGCCTCCGGACTCTAGCGCCTGGCCAACCAACTCCGGGAACGTGTAGGTCTCGTCCGGTGCAATGCTGCGAGTGTCCACGATCAGGTTGGCCGCGCCAGCGCTGCCGCCACTGGTCACCAGGTTGACGCCGATCGTCACGTTGCCGCCGCTAGTGTTGGTGGCGGTGAATTTGTCGATGATCGCCTTGCAGTTGATGGCGGTGTACTGCGTGGTCTGGCTGTTCTCGGCCTGCTTTGCTGGGATTAGGACTTTGACGGTTACGGTCATGATGGCTTTT